AAGATTGATTTTCTTCATTCCATTTATAACCAGCATCATTGTCAATTTGTTCTTGTGTTAATTCTGGCATTGGAATAGGTGCTTCCCATAAACAAGTGTTTTCATTTAATGTCCAACTATTATAAGGTTTTGGTGGAATAAATGCGTCTCTTGTTTGATCGTATTTATAACCTTTACCAGCATAGTTTTTTCTAAACGGAGTTCCTCCTAATAAATGCACACCACCTCTTGTATTATAAGAGGTTTGTTTCCAAGTTGCTCTATCATTATATAAATTTTGTAAAAACTCAACACCAGCTTGTTCTGTTGTTGCAATGTCATTTGATACTACTTCAACTCTTTCAACTATATTACCAACTCCTAATTTTGAAAAATGTGCCATTATGCTGTATAACTCCCACTTGCTGTAAATGTCATTATTGTATCTGTTCCATCTGTTGTAACTGTTGGACTCCCTGTTGTTGTACCAGAATAATCTGCTGTAGGCACTCTTAAAATAACAACTCCTGAACCACCATCACCTCCAGTTGGATTTCCACCAACATTTTCACCAGCACCTCCTCCACCACTACCAGTATTTGCTGTTCCATTTGAACCACTAACATTATTTCCTCCAGTATCTCCACCTCCCCCTGTTCCACCTGAACCTCCAGTTCCTCCACCTCCACCACCACCACCAGCTCTTGTAACAGATGAACCTGTAATTGATGAAGCTAAACCATTTCCACCATCTCCTCCAACAGTTCCAGAAACTGCATCTCCTCCAACTGCACCAGCACCACCTCCTCCACCAGAAACATTTGTACCATTATCACCACCATCAAAACCTTGATTAGCTGTTCCTGAACCTCCAGTAAATGGATTACTATTCGCACCAGCACCTCCACCTGAACCACCTGAAAGACCATTAGTAGCATCTTTTCCACCACCACCTCCACCAGTAGAAGTTATAGTTGTTATACCAGAACCAGAAATTGAACTATTAGAACCAGATGCACCAGGATTACCAGGAGAACCACCAGCACCACCAGAACCACCAGCACCAACTGTAATTGTATAAACTGTTCCTGGAGTTAAACCTAAAGAAGTTTCAGATGAACCTCCTCCACCAGAAGATTCTGTTGAATAAGAATTTCTATAACCTCCAGCACCACCTCCACCTCCTGATCTATCGCCACCAAGATTTCTACCACTTCCTCCACCACCTCCTCCAGCGATAACTAAAAAATCTACAGTTACAGTTTGTGGAACTTCATTAGTAACATCATCATCAACACTTGGAATCCAACCTTGTGTTGCACCTGAATAAACTAATCTTACTGATTGACCATTAACATCATAAACAGGATTGGGAGATGAATAACCTTGAAAATTTAAACTGTTTTGATTTATTGTAACATTATTTGTTCCCCATGTTCTTGCGTAATCAACTATTTCTATAGTATCTCCAACACTTGCTGATGCTGGAAGTGTAACAGTACAAGCATTTGAAGTCGTATCAATCCAATAACCATTTCCAGCTACTGCTGATAAAGTTGTTCCTGTTACGATACTTGATTGCCAAGATGTTCCACCAGAAACATCTGTAAAAGAAAGATTGCCAGAACCATCTGTTTTTAAAACTTGATCTACTGTTCCATCTGCACTTGGTAAAGTAAATGTTACATTAGATGCAATACTATCAGAGGCTTTTAAACCAACATAATTTGAACCATTATCTGTATCTTCTGGTAATCTAATTTCTGCACCAGCAGATGCACTTCCACTAATTGAAACTGGAGATGTTAATGTTACTGAACTGTCTAACCAATTAACTGTATTAGCTGAATAATCTATTGTTGCTAAAGATATATCATCTGCACCATCATAAAATTTTAAAGTTGGGTTAGTTGCTGAAGTTGTGTCTAACCAAATTGTTCCAGCAACTGCTGAACTTGGTCTTGAAGTTCCTGAATTTAATGTATTTAATGCACTTAAACTTTCATTTAATTTTGATCTAAATGATGGAAATGTTTGGTTATCTATTGTTATTTGAGTTGTTTGTGCCATGATGCGTTTATACTCCTTTTAATATCCTTTTGCAATATAGTCAAATGTTCTTGATACTGCTGTACCACTTGAATTTTTAAATGTAACATCAAAAGAATCTATAGCTTTGTTTTCAACTACAAAGAAATCTCCAGTAGCCATGTCTTCGCCTGTAATACCCACAGCATAACTTGTTGTTTTAAATGGGTTTGTAAATGTTACAGTATATGTTCCAGCACCAGAAGTTATATCATTTCCACTAAATATTCTATCTTCCATTTCTAATGTTACTGATAATTCACTAATTACTGGAGTTGTTAATTGATCTCTTGAAATAAAATAGGCTCTAAATTTAAAATATCTAGCTGTATAATCTCCAATAACAAAGTTTTTAAAATCTGTATAAGTAACTCCATCATCAGATAAAGCTATTTCTAAATGAGCATTTGAATTAGATGCGTAATCTCCATCAAATGAACCAGATTTTGAATCAAATAAACCACTAGCACTATCAAATAAATCTGTTGGGTCTTCTGCAAATTGTGTAATATTAGCTGTTACTCTTGTTGTATAAATTCCTCCAATATCTATCGGTGCTGAAAATTCATAAGTACCATCTAAATCAAGATCAGTAAGTCTTAATTGATTATTAGATAATGTTAAATTTGTTTTTGTACCAGAAAATGTTGGGTGTTCTGATTGACTAGAAATTGCATTAAAATTTCCAATAGAAGTAATATTAGTGGAAATTGTTGTAGCATTAATTGAAAAGTTACCTAGTTTATCAATAGCTTTAATTAAATAAGTTCCTGTTCTTGCTGGAACAGAAATTGAAGTGCCTGGTCTTGATACTTTTTCAATTAAAGAAACACTATTGTTCCATTCTGCATCAGTTGTTAATGTTGAGTATCTAATTTGATAATGTGATAAATCGACATCAGGTATCTGTTCCCAATTTAAATGAGCCTCTGAACCAATAATATTACAACTGAAATCTGTTACATCAGATGGTGGCTCTGTACTTCCAACAACAGTATGTTGAGCAGTTACATAAGTTGATGAAACTCCTAAAGTATTTACAGCTTTAACTCTAACATCATAAATACCTTGTTCTTTAACATTTAAAACTCTATGATTTAAACCACTACCTTGTGCATATATAATATAATCTGAATCAGTACTTAATTTATATTCTACTTGATAATAATCTACAAAACTATCAGTACTTGCACCTATGGTTATATCTAAAGCAATAAGAGGTGTTTGGTTATACTCAATTAATGTATCTCCTAAAGTAACACTTGCTGGTGGTTGAATTGTAAATGGATTAGGAAGATTAGTTGATGGAACTGTACTAGCTTGTGTTTTTGTTGCCCAAGTATAATGTGAATCTTGATGCTCTACTAAAGATAATCCAACTGTAAAATCTTCATTAAAAGTCATACCTAAAACTCTAAATGGTTTAGCAGAGAATCCTAAAGAACTATGTGTAATATTAACTATATCGCCAATCGTTAAATCATAAGCATCTAAACTTACAGTTATACCTAAAGATAAAGCCTCTCTACTTCTTCTTAAAATAACTTCAGCCATTTCTTCAGCTTGATATTGATTTGTTATTGTTGTGAATGAAAATCTACCCTCTAACAAAAATCCACCATCAGCAGTTTTCATAGTTTCGTGTTGATCTGCACTTGGAAGTCCTGAATCATCTATTGGTGGCCATTGAACCTCATCTACTTGATAATTACGATCAGGATTAACAAAGCCAACAATAACTCTATTATACTTTTCATTCTTATCAGGTACACTTATAGAATATCCACCTATAATATCATCTTCAGTTAATGTGATAGAAGCTGTGCCTGTTGTTTCAATAACTAAACTATATTTACCTTGCGAATATGGAAGATAACCTCTGCAACCTTTAATTAATTCTCTAACATTACTAATAAGATTTTTTGATGTATCTAAAGCAACATTAGTATCAAATATATTAATATCACTTCCACCTGAATATGGAGTTACTTGTGTTTCGCAAACTAAAGAAGCATCATAAAAACTTTGTAAATCTATTTCATCAGTTGTTAAACCTTTTCCATATCTTGTGTTTGTTAAATAGTCTAATAAACACCAAGCTGGATTAGTTTGATAACTAGCAGATTGTTCTTCTAAACTTGCATTATATGTTTTAACTTTTTTACCTTGTATTTTAGCTTGTATTTTAGGAAGTCCAGCAAATGCGTCTTGATTCCATTTAAGCCTAATTGCTAAATAACATAAACCAGATAATTTATGATTAGAAGTCCAATTAGTTAATGTAGATAATAATGTTGATGCTGATTGACCATCTGTTCCATAATGAGGCTCTACTCTAATTAAACTTTCTGAATTTTTATAAAAATTATTATCTGAACTATCTACTTCAACTGCTGTTCCATCTGAAAAGCTAGATGCAAATGTAACCACTTTATCATCTACTCTAATTTCAGTAATATCGTTAATTTCTCCCTCTCCCATAACGATTGCCATATATAAATAGGTGTTATCTGTTCCTGAAGTTTCCATAAAGACACGAACACCACCTGTTAATCTTTCTCCATAAATTACAGGAATATTTGCATCATTAGATTGTTTGTTAAGTAAAATACCTCTTTCAAAATCATCAAATGAGTTAGTTCCAAAATCTTCTATTTCAGGAACTTTTGGTCTTAATATCCAAGACAAAAACAAACTAACACCTAAAGCAAGAAAAGGATTAACTCCTATAACTTTTAAAACTGGAGATATAAATTTTTTGACAATTTTTCCTATTTTAAAACCCATTATGCTTTACCCCATTTAATATCTAATACAGTTTGAGAAGAAAAATCCATTCCTACATCTGTGCTAAAGAATCTTTGTTGTGAACTATTATTAGTTTTACGACCATTTTTCTTTTCAAAATCTGCCCAATGAGAAACTATTGATAATCCAACAACACTACTTTTTTCTGATTCCTCTATATTAAAACTTTCTATATTACCTTTATAAAGTAACATTGGGTCAGAAATTATAGAATTAGAATCATCTAAAAATGCTCTGTAAATAATAACTTCATCATTAGTTACATTTTCATTTAATACTGTAGATATGAATGTTTGATCTGCACCTGATAAACTTAAACTTACACTAGCTTTAGATAAATCTGTTTGTTCGCTATGTTCAGATATACCTAATACAAAATCTGAAGCAGAATAAGTAACTGATGAGCCTGAAATTGAAGATGTTAGCGAAAAGGAACAATCAGTAATATTAACAGGAGTACTGAACCCAATAGTGATAAGATGTACTGGTCTAATATCATTCGTTGCTAATTCGTTCTTTATCGCTGTTGTTAGGTTTCGGCTCATATTCTTCGTAATTTGTTTGAGTTACACTTTCTGTACCTTTTAACATAGTATATTCAAATTTGCTATTAGGTTTCTTGTATTCTTTAAGATCGTTAATACTAGCATCTATTTGATCTTCATTCACAA